TTTTAGCAAATCCGTTAGCGTGATAAGTGATATGGGCGTGAACCTCGCACCACAAGACACGCTGGCGCTAGTTTTGGATCGAATACCTGGCTTAGAGGAGTTCACGAAGCGCCTCCAGTCGCAGGTGAAGCTTGTGCCGTTCATGGGCATAGCTTCTACGGAAGCGGTGGACATGGACGGCGAGAGCATAAAGCAAGAGAACCTCGATTGGTCTTATTTCCTGAAGGCGGGGCGGATCATAGACAATCACGGTCGAAGTGGTTCAGATGTAGTGGGCTTTCCCAGCAAGGTTTGGGAAGATAAAGTCGAGGGGAAGAAGGTTACATGGATAGAGGGCTATCTTTTCGAGGACGAGCATACTCAAGAGTTGATAAAGAGGATGCGGGAGAGCCAAGCGGTAGGGCGTCCTTTTGGGCTTTCGATAGAGGCTACGCAACCTGAATACGGAAGCGAGAAAGGCGTGCGAACTATAAAGCGGGCTTCAGTAATAAATGTTGCGGTGACGCCATACCCTGTGAATCCCACGACTTTCGTGGCAGTGCTAAAGGCCCTAAAGCAAAAAGGGATTGAGTTTGGGAATCCCTCTGGAGCGGCCGCTTCGGATGGGGCGGCCTTGACACCCCAGAGTTTGGATCGTAAGCTTGCAGTGGCTACTTTAGGAGGAGATGTTATGACAGATGCCATCAAAAAGTTCTTGGAAGGTTTGGACGAAGAGGAAAAGGCTGGTCTCAAGAAGGCCCTTGAAGACAAGGAAAAAGAGGGCATAGAGGAGACGGAAGACGAGAAAGAGGAGGAAACCGAGCCTGTGGCGCCTGAAGAGAAAGAAGAGGAAGAAGGGATCGGAAAGGGGATTAGCGACTTTGCAGAGGCAACCCCGGGCGTTGTTGAGATTGACGCTACGGAGTTTCTGAACCAGCTGTCGCAGGCTATCCAACAGGGCTTCGAGGATGCTAAGGCTTTTTATGAGTCTGTGCAAAAGCAGCTGGGCGAACTGCGAGATATTGTGACTGCTCTGTCTTCTACTCTAGGGGAAGCGAAAGCGCTTGGGACAGAACTCAAGTCGATGTTTGAGAAAAACCCGGCGGTCCTGAAGGGGCTGTCATTCGGTGTGCCTTCGCAAGAGGACTCGAAAATCCGTGCTGTGAGCATAAGCGACCCCGCGGTGCTAAAGGGGTTGCTGATGGCTAAAGCGGCTGATGAGAAAGCCTCCAATGAGCAGAAGCTATCCGCTGGGTGGCTCGCTGCCAAGATGGAGACAGGCTATACGCCGAGCGCGGAAGAACTAGCAAAACTGGGCATTGTTATAAGGTAAGGAGGGCACAATGGAAATCAGAGAAGGATTCGGTTCTGTAACTCGTGACCAGTTAGTTGAGTTGCGCAAGGCGCTAGAGTTCAACACACCATCGCCTGCGACAGGCCCTGGTGGGTGGGCGCTAGTGCCACAAAGCATCGAGGCTGTGCTGGCTATGGCGACCCTGCAAGCAAAACATATTCGCTTTTTCAAAGCGATTCCAAAGCCTGATGAGCTGTTGCAGTCGGCTGTCCATGAGTTTACACGGCAGGTCGGGCTTGGCGATGACCTTCCCCCGTTCGTGAAGGAAGGGGCGCTTCCCGCTGAACAGACAAGCCAATACGAAAGGCAGTTCGTCAGGGTCAAATATCTCGCTGAAATGCGAAGGGTAACAGACCCAATGGCGGCTGTCTCGACAATCGGGGGTGCGGACGCCATTACAAGGGAAAGCATCAACGGAACGCTAAATCTGCTTGCAAAGGTGGAAAAGGCGCTCTTCTTTGGTGATTCCTCAGCAAATCCAGAGTCGTGGGATGGGGTGCTCAGAACTCTGGAAAGTGTATTCCCAGACAACATCATCGACCTAAAGGGCGAGGCGTTGACTCCTGAAGCATGTCAGGAAGTTTCTGCGATGATGATAGAGGCGCCTCGATACGCTTATCCGCAGGCGCTGTGGCTGTCACCTAAGGCTTTGACAAAGGTTGCCACTGCGGCTGGCGGGCAGCTATTGTTCTTTGGCGACCCAACGAGGCCGGCGGTTTACAACCCTACGCTTGGCGTCCTGCCACGAGGGTTCATGGGTGCTCATGGCGAGATGATTGTCTATGAGCCAGACATCTTCTTGCAACCTCAGAAACCGCAGAAGCCAGGGCAACTCGGCGCGCCACCTAGCGATGAGTTCGACTTTACTCTGACTGCGAAGGATGACGACACCAGCGAGCTTGAACCTGGAGATTACACATACGGCATATGTGCATTCGGAGCAAGCGGGCGAAGCGCTATTAGCACAAAGCAGGTCACCGTTTCCTCGACAACAAAACAGAAAGTTACGGTCGCGATCACGAAAAAAGAAGGGACCTACAACGACATCATGTATTTCTCTGTGTTCAGGTCGAAGCCTGGCGGGACCGAGCTATACTGGCTAAAGGACATCGCCTGCGACAACGGCGCTACACCTCTCGCCAGCTACGAAGACGAAAACCAGTATCGGGCAGGTTGCACAATCGCCGTCCTTATGGAATACGACAGGACGGTTGTTGCCTTCAGGCGTCTCCTGCCACTCATCAGGGTGCCGTTGGCTAAGATTGACCTTAGCACTCGATTTGCCCTTGTGATGTTTGCGATGCCGCTGTTTGAGACCCCGACAAAGATTGCGGTCATCAAGAACATCGCGACAGAATAGCATCCCCTAGCACCTCCAAAGTTGGGGACCGCAGGAAACTGCGAGACTTGCCCGGCGAAAACAGGCTGGGCAAGGTCTTTATTAGTGGTCAAAGCGGTGGGACGGCTTATATTTGCGTGGTTTTCGGGAGACGGGGGATTCTGCTTGACACGGTTATCAAAAAATCACAAAAATCATAATGGCTTTGGGCTTTTTTTAGGAGGTGCTTATGCTTTACAGAGGACAGGTTAGTTTGGGCGGCAGTGAAGTTGCTGCCGCGGTGGGGCTGTCGAAATGGCAGACCCCCTTGCAATTGTGGCGTATTCTAAGGGGGCTGGACCCCCCTCCCGCAGAGAATCCAGCTATGCGTGAAGGCAAAGCGATGGAACTGCCCATTTTGCGGGAGTATGTGGAGATGACGAAAGCGAAGGTGGTTCATGTGCAATCCGCATGGACCCCCCCTCCCCCCGCGCCGCAGTGGGTCAGATGTAGCCTTGATGCGGTTCAAGAGGACCCGCTGATGGTTTTAGAGGTCAAATGGACAGCGCATCAGGGGCAATGGGAGCAGGTCCCACGGGAATACTATTTACAGGGACAGTGGTATCTCCACTGGTGGGGGCGTGCAAACGAATGTAATACATTAAGGTTTTTACAAAGAACACCCGGCGCACTCCCATATATTCACGACATGCCTTACAATCCTGAGGTTGGTGCGTGGCTGGAAGAGGAGGCGAAGGCGTTTATGGAGTTGGTAACGCAAGGCATCCCCCCAGACCCGCAGACGGTCGAAGAAAGGAAGCAAGTTGCCTTGCAATTGCTGCCTCCCGGGGAGGCAGTATGGACAGACCCTCCTAGTGGTCTTGTCGAACTTGGGACGCGGATAGTGGAACTGGGTGAAAAGATAAAGGAACTCGAAGACCAGAAAGGCGGGCTGGAGGCTGAGTTTCTGGAGGCCCTGGCGCAAGCGAAAAAGACGAAGGTGAAGACGGGGGCGTGGACTGCATCTATTGTCGAACGACAGGGCGCTGTGAGGTGGGCGGAGGTGGCAAAATCGCTGAATCCCCCGCCCGATCTAGTCGAGAAATACCGGGGGATTGGCTCCCGGTTTTTGCAGGTGCGACCTGCAAAGATGAAAGGTCTCTAATAAAAAAGGAGGTGCTTTATGGAAAACGCAATCAAAACGGAAACCCCCCAGAACGGAGGGCAAAAACAAAATGGGGGGGCGCAACCCTCCCAGGTGGCAACGGTGACCCCCGTAGCGGGGACGCCTGTGCAAGGTGAAGCCTCCCTGCCTGTACTGGCGGCGGCATCGGAGACGGAGCTCGGTGCGGCGTATGTGCAGGCGCTGGTCGAGGCTGAGGTCAAAGCCAGAACCGCGGTGGCTTTGCAAAGGCCCCGGGACTGGGACGCTGTGCGACAGAAGTTACTGAAAGAGGTGTCGCGCCAGGGGCTTGCAGAGCAAGCGGAATACAACATCCCGCGGGCGGGCACGCACATCACGGGACCCTCTATCCGCTTGGCTGAGGCGGCGGTGCGTGCGATGGGGAACCTGGCGGTGTCGGTCAGAGTGACAGAGGACGGGAAGGCGGTAAGGAAGGGTGAAGTTGTGGTGTGCGACCTGGAAAACAACACCACATATAGCGCCGCCTGGGTAGTGGAGAAGACGATGGAGAGACGGAAGCTGCCCGCGAGTGTGGTTGCGGAGGATGTGCTAGGAACGCGAAGCACTGCGGACGGTGCGAAGATCTATGTGCTGAAAGCACCCGAGACGGAAGTGCAACTGAAGCAGGGCGCTGTAGTGTCGAGAGTCCTCCGGGGGCTTGCGCTAAGGCTTTTGCCGGGTGACTTGCTAGAGGAGGCACTTGACATGGCGAGGCGGGTGCGCACAGGTGCTTTGCAAGCGCAAGACCCTGAGGCGGTGCGAAAGAAGGTGGCTGATAGTTTTGCATCTTTGGGTGTGACAGTCGAGATGCTTGCTGAATATCTGGGGCATCCCCTTTCGCAGACGACCCCTGGCGAAATTGATGACCTGCGCAAGCTATATGTCGCGATCAAAGACGGCGCGACCACTTGGGCTGAGGCAATGGAGGCGGTGCGGGGCACGAGGCAAGCAAAGGTGTGCGCGACCATCCCGGACGCGGTGAAAGAGGCAATGGAAAGTGGCAAAAAGAAACATAAGACAACAACTGCCGCCGGTGCACCTGCCAGCGCCGGGGGCGGTAAAGGTTCAGAGGAAGCGAGCGAAGGCGAGGCAGGGAAAGAAGGCGAGGCGGCCGCAAGTGGTGAAGATGAAAAGGTTGCAGAGACAAAGAAGAAGCTGAAGGAAAGGCTTGCAAAGAAGGAAAACGGACTTCTGGGAGGTGATGAGCAATGAAAATGCAAGGTAGGATGAGGTTCAGAAGCAGCTTTTTGCGTTTG